ATTTGTTGATGGGGATCCTGACGGTGACAATTTTCCGTGTCGATGGACATAGTGTATCACGCTGTGCTACGATTGTGCAACACCCTCAAGAAATAAAAACCCCGGGGTCTTGTGAACCCCGGGGCAACCCTTTGAGGAGACTTCCGTGAAGAAACTGGCAACTGCGATCACCAGCGAGAAAAGTATATGACAGCAGCTCACACCGTGCAATCCCATCCGGCATCTGTTGACGCCTACATCCGACACGGCTGGAGCCTTGTCCCCATCCCAGCGAACACCAAAGGCCCGCGCACCCCCGGCTGGAACCTGCGCGAGAACGCCCTCAAGTCCCAAGCTGATCTGCCGCAGGGCTTCGGCATCGGGCTGGCCCATGCGTACAGCGGCACGATGGCGCTGGACATCGACAACTGGACCGTCACCACCAGCCTGCTGGCCCCGCACGGCATCGACCTGCAAGCCCTCTACGATGCACCCGATGCGGTGGTCATCAACTCGGGCAAGCCCGGGCGCGGCAAGCTGCTGTACACGATGCCCTTCGGCGCTGCGCTGCCGTCCAAAAAGATTCTGCACAACGGCATCACCGCCTACGAACTGCGCTGCGCCACGGCCAGCGGCCTCACGGCGCAGGACGTGCGGCCCCCGGGGATCCACCGTGAGACACGCCAGCCCTACCACTGGGCAGGAAGTGGTCACTGGACCCGCCTGCCGGTGATTCCCCAGCCCTTGCTGGACCTGTGGAACGGGATGCTGGCGCAGGACAAGGAGCGCACGATCAGCACGGACGGCGCGATTGACGCTTCGTGGGAGGAGATCAGGCAAGCCCTCGATGCGGTGCCCGCCGACTGCTCCCGTGACGAGTGGGTCAGCATCGGCATGGCGCTGCACTGGGCAGGCACCCAGACTGAGCAGCTTGAGCAGGCGCTGCACCTGTGGAACGAGTGGTCGTCCACCGCCCAGTTCAAGTACCCCGGTGAGCGGGAAATCCTGACGCAGTGGGTCAGCTTCCGGCCGGACAAGGCCACGGCTGTCAAGTTGGGGACACTGTTTCACATCGCCAAGCAGCACGGGTGGCAGCGTCCACTGCCCGATGCGTCCGAGTTGTTCAGCAAGATCGACATGCCGGTCATGGAGCCGCTGGACGTGGTGGACGGCCTGCGCCCCAAGCCGCCCGAGATGAACATGGACTTGTGGCCTTCGGTTCTGCAAACACGGGCGCTGGAGATTTCCGACAGCGTAGGGTGCGACCCTTTGGTCCCTTTGTTCGCTGGGTTGAGCGCTGTCTGCGGGGTGGTTGACGCCCGCATCAGGCTTGAACTCATGCCAGGGTTCAGGGTGCCACCGGTGCTGTGGCTGATGACCCTGGGCGATCCAGCGGACAAGAAGTCACCAGGCTCACGTCCCATGCTGGCACCGCTCAAGAACATCGAGGCCGAGGACCGGCCACGGTATCAGAAGGAACTGCTCGACTGGGAGGGCAAGGAGGCGGCATATGCCAGCGCCAAGAAGTCGTTCCTTGAGTTCTCGGCCTCGCCTGACGCCCTGCTCGGGGGCCAGCCCCCAGTGGTGCCCGAGATGCCACCGCAGCCCGTGCCGCTCAAGATCACGGTAAGTGACATCACCAGCCAGAAACTCGTGCGATCTGCTGCCGAGCGGCCGCGTGGCCTGCTCTGCCACCTCGATGAAATGAACTCGTGGATCAGGAAGTTGACGGACAAGCAGAGTGGCGAGGATCGGTCAGCCTGGGTTGTCAGTTACGAGTCAGAACGCTACGAGATGGACCGCGTGGGCGCGGGGTCGATTCACTGCGAGAACTTGGCTGTCAGCATCTACGGCAACATCCAGCCCCAAGTTTTTAAGCAAAACCTGGCCTCTCTCGCAGCGGATGGCCTGTTGCAACGATTTATACCAGCGATCCTGCGCGGGAGCAAGACGCGCCTGGGTAACCCGGTGCCTGAGTACATGACCAGCGCCCAGGCGTGGGAGAACACCCTGCGCCTGATCTATGCGTTGCCGCCCCAGACGTACAAGTTATCCCCAGACGCCTTCACCGCTTATCGTGAGTTCCAGTCCTGGTACGAGAGCGCCAAGCAGGACGAGCGGCTCTTGAATGCGTCGAGCGAGTACATGACCGCCTTCGGCAAGCTGGAGGGCACAGCGGGTCGCCTGATCCTGCTGATGCACCTGATCGAGAACCCGTTTGCGCCCCAGGTCGATGTAGCCATCGTGGATCGCGTGGTGGCTCTGATCAAGGGCTACGTGATCCCCGCGTTCCGCTACGCCCTGGGCGAGCTTGCCGGAGTGCTGGACGACTCGTTCGACCAGTGGATGACCGACTACATCATCCAAGTGAGCAGCGAGACTCAGATGGTCGATCTGCGGAGTCTGAAGCGCTCAGCCAGGAGGCGCCTGGAGGGCAAGACCGAGTGGCAGAAGGATCAGATGGTCTTGGATGCCATGTACACCTTGGAGAAGGCTGGCTGGGTGGTGCAGGTCGAGGAGAAGATGACCAAGCACCATGTGGTCTGGGCGATCAACCCGAGCATCGCGGGCATGTTCCGCGAATACCGCGAGAAGGTGATCAAGGCCAAGCAGCGGCATGCGGACTACATCTACCGCTATGCCACCGCCAAGGGTTACGAGCGCAAACTGGTCAAGGGTTACGACCCTGACTCGATGGATTGAGGGTCAGCGGATTTCTCCGCTTGACCCGCTTTGAAACCCAATTCGTAAGCCAATTCGACAGCATCAATGGCTGACGGGTCAGCGTTGCACAGGCGCAAGAGCGCCAACAGTTCGTCTTTGGTCATCACTGCATCCTCCCTTCAATCTCGGACGGGTCAATGTGCATCATGGAGCCGATGTACACGGCAAACGATGCGCGGGTGTCAGCGCCCAGGGGCATGGCGTTTAGGCGCTTCATAAACTCCTCGAGGGCTGCGTTCCAGCCCGAGGCGAACACCCAGCGAGCAGCGTCCTGGGGCGAGAGGCCGAACTCGCCATAGAGGCGCTCATAGTGGTCGTTGGCGTTCATCATGGTGGTTGACTCCTTCAAACCGGATTTTGTGACATGACCGAATCGGTTGACCTTTTCGACCGGGATTTCTTGACATGACGCGACTGGCTGGGCAAAAACCCCGCGTGTAGCGCGGGAGCGAGTGCCTCCACTGTGCCCAGAACATCGAGGAGGCGCAACACGGCGGCGCTGGGCTGGCGCTCCCCGCTGGCCCACTTGCGGAAGGTGAAGACAGGGACGCCCAGGTAGTCGGCGGCGCTGGGTTCATCGAGGCCCAGCCGGTGCATCAGGTGGGTGAATTGGTTCGAGGTGGGGGCTGTCATGGTGTAGGGTTCTCCAGGGTCAGAAAAACCCGCCAGGGGCGCTGGCGGGTGGGGTTGAGGGGTCAGGGTCAGAGGTCGAGCATCCAGGCCACCAGGGGCAGCAAGATGGCCCCGGCGAGGGCGATCAAGAGGGCGAGGATCACCGCAGCACCTCCTCGGCAGCGCCCGCGCACTGGCGGGCGTTCATGGTGCCATTGCGCCCGCCGTGGGCGATGGCCTCCAGGGCTTCCCGATAGTGCGCCAGGGTGCATTCGGCGACCGACAGGCGGGCGAACAGTTCAGCGGTGCCGGTGAATCCCTCAGCATATGCGAGGCGCTCTGCTTCTTCAGCGGGTAGGTTCATCAGGTTGATCATGGCTTACATCTCCGAGATGATGGATTGAACGGCTGCGCGTTGCTCGGGGCTGAGGTACTTACGCAGGGCAGTGGCGGTCTCCAGGCAGGCTTTGTACATGTTCAGGGACTTGATCGAGTCATCCGAGTGGCCGTACTCGTCGCACCAGTCCGAAAAGTTGTAGTCGGCTGCGCTGGCGTCCATGAACAGGGAATACATCACGTCGGCCACTGTGGGCTTCTTGGGCTTGGGAGTGCCCCAGGTCGCGCGTGGTTTGGTACGCAGGCCCAGCCCGGTGAAGTAGTCAGTGGACCAGTACCCAGCCTTGCCAGTGAGCGCCACGCGCCATTGATCACACGGCCAGCCGTCGCGCTGGGCCTCGCCCACATAGGTGATGGTGACAGGCAGCGCCTCGATGTTGAACTCGGTTGTCGTCATAGTGATTACTCCTTACAGGGTTACAGGGAAAAGAAAAAGACAGTCACGACCCAGAGGGTCAACAGGGCGAACACTGCGCCAAGGATCAGCGCCCAGGTGGGCGGGCTGTCCTGGCGCTCGGGGTTCAGATCAAAGTAGGTTTGCGAATGTCGGTTCATGCTGCTGCCCTCCTGGTGGCTTGCTTGCGGTCGCCCAGGGCGTAGGTGCGAAGGGTGCGAAGGTAGTCCAGGCGGGCTGCACGGTCGCCCTGATTGCGCTCGTTGCCCAACCAGGCCACGACCACCACCCCTGAGCGCTTGACGCCCAGGAAACGGCCCATTAAGGACTTGTCGCCAGCGTAGACCCACTGTCCAGGCTGCGCGTGGGCCAGCAGTTCGACAGGGAGCGACCAGACATTGAAGGCGGGTGTGTATCGCATGGTTCAGCCCTCCAAGGTTGCTTCGTAAGCCTCGGCCCAGGCTTCGAAAAAGTCCACGACCGTGTGATCCATCACGGTCTCATCATCGGCCAGACCGTAGGCGCTGACCTGGGCGACACCAACCACTTCATCGCTCAGGTCGCGGATACGCAGCCGGGCTTGATCGACACTCTCCACGGCTTCGATGATGGCTGCACGGTCTCGGCTGCGCTTGACTTGCCACTCCTCGCCGTCCCACACAGAGATAGTGAAGCCGAAGTCCAGGGCGTAGTCGATCAGGTGTTCGTAGGCTTTCATGTTCGATCCTTTCAAGGGTTACAGGTTACGGTTACCAGGGAGCATTTGCGCCCTGGTGACATTATAAGCAGGTTCTGACCCACTGGGTCAACAGTTACCAGGGAGCGCTTATAGACAGAATTGTCATAAAAACCCACTGGGTTATGGGTAGTCAAAAGTATTCAAACCTTCTAGGATCGACGAGCGCGAGGCGGTTAAGGGGGTAGTGGCTGCACACCCCTAAAACGCAACCCAGAGGGTTTTAGACCCCTTCCTGGGCTTATGCGAGAAAGTGCCTGTTTTTCTCTGTTTCCTGACCCCCTGGGTTATATGAGGGTGAAGTGGTGACAACTGGCCCTTTTATCTCAGAGGGTGGATTCTCGGATTCTCAAAATAAATGACCCACTGGAAAAGTATCAAATCTTGCGCCTCGCCTGCGCGAAAGGCACAAGTGTCACAGCACCCTCGAATGACCCACTGGGACAGGTTTAACCAGACCCACTGGGTCGCCCTGTGATGGCTGCTCGGGGTTCCGGCTCCCAGGGTGCCTGGGTCGCCCTGGTTGATCGAGTGCAGCCGATGGCACCTGACCCAGTGGGTCTGGGAGTCGTCCGGCTGCCGAGCCTCTGGGTCTGGGTGCCTTGTGCCCGCTGGGTCGCTTGCGCCCTGCTGGCCCGGTAGCCGTAATTCAGGAGGGTCATTTGGGCCGAGGGGGCGGGGGAGGGCCGACGGCTCAAGGGTCCAGCGCCGTAGGTGCCGCACGGAATTTTTTAATTTTTTGAACCCATAAAACCCATTGGGTTCCTTGCATCACAATTACTCACCTGATACACTCCTGCTTACTATGGAACAAGGCAACCCCGATCCCGTAGGCACGGCTGTCGCCAGTGAACAATCTCTCCCAAGCTGGCTGTCCGTGCCCGACCCCAAGCCACCCAGGCTCCCAGCGGAGTCGCGGGAACTTCTTCACGCCCAATACCACCAGATATTCGAGCGCATCATCGAAGGCGTGTACCGTGGGCGCTCACTTCAATCCCTCGTCGAAGATGACCCTCGCATGATCAGCTACGAGGATTTTCTGCGCTGGATCAAGCGTGACCCCATGCGGTACGAGCGGTTCAAGGAAGCGCAGGAGATGCGGACCGAGTTCCTGGCTGGCGAGATTCTCGAGATTGCCGATGGAGTGGACGCCATCGACCCGGCATCGAGTGATACGGTCAACCGTGACAAGTTGCGGATCGACTCGCGCAAGTGGCTGATGAGTGCACACAATCGCAAGCGATACGGTGAGGTCAAGCAGGTCGAGGTGGCTGGCTCGATCTCGATCACCGAGGCGTTGCAGCAGGCGCAGCAGCGGGTGATTGAGGCGGAGGTGATTGATGTGACGCCGCGACAACTGGAGAATGACTGATGAATCATGTCTATCCGCTCAACGACTTGCGTGACCACATTGTCGAGGGTCGTGACTGCTGGTGTCATCCCGAGTACGACGAGGAGCATGATGTGTTGATCCACAACTCGCTCGACGGTCGTGAAAAGTACGAAACTGGCGAATTGAAAGAACACTGATGCAGCGACTCAGATACACCCCCGAGGAGGAGCAACTGCTGATGACGCAATTGTGGTCGCCACAGATTGCCGACAACCCAGAGACTTTCGTCTTGTTCGCGTTCCCGTGGGGTCAGCCCAACACGCCGCTGGAGCGATTCAAGGGGCCGAGGAAGTGGCAGAGGGAAGTGCTGCGCGAGATTGCCGAGTTCATCAAAGAGAACAAGGGCAAGATCAGCGCCAACGAGATGATCGACGCGCTGTGGGAAGCGGTGAGTTCTGGTCGTGGTGTCGGTAAATCTGCACTCGTGTCGTGGCTCATCCTGTGGATGCTGACCACTCGCATTGGCTCGAGTGTCGTGGTGTCGGCCAACAGCGAGACACAGTTGCGAACGGTGACCTGGGGTGAGTTGACCAAGTGGGCCACCATGAGCATCAACGCGCACTGGTGGGAGCCATCGGCTACGAAACTCGCACCCGCTGCGTGGTTGACCGACCTGGTTGAGCGTGACTTGAAGAAAGGCACACGCTACTGGGGTGCTGAGGGCAAACTGTGGAGCGAGGAGAACCCCGACGCCTATGCCGGTGTGCACAACATGGACGGCATGATGGTG